GCCGACTTGAAGGACAGGAGATCAACAAGAGGCACGGAGGTGAGCTCACCAGTCTGCTGGAAGATAGGCTCGATTTCTCGAGCTGCCTTCCAGTAGGCTGCTGGTTTCACCTCGCGAACGAGGGGACGCGGGTAGAGGCCCGCCTCGCGGAATGGCCGCTTGCCGATGAGGTCAGCGGCGATCTCGGGATCTGGTCTACGAGAGACCAGAGCACCGAGCCGCCGCCTAAGATTGACCCCAACTGCAAGCCCTCTCCCGGTGTAACCGAGACCGCCCACTTCCACCGGAAGATGGAGGCGACAATCCTTGGTTATCCAAGGGAAGAGGGTCTTCGTCACCCTCTCACTCCGGCGCAACCACAGATTCTCCAATCTGGGGTCCGCCTCCAACGGGGCCCGAAGGCCCGGAGGAGGGAGCGAGGGGGGGAAGAAGAGAGCCATTCCATCCTCGTTGAGCTCTGGTGGCCGAGCCATAACCTCACATGCCGTCCAAGAGTGGTTGGCACGGAAGGTTTTGGATCGGTTGAGCGTAGCTCCGACACCGGCGATTCGACGGTCGTACTCCGCGAGTTCCCCCACCTTTGCAAGTGGGTAGATCCGGGAGCGACCGACCGCGTCGTCGCCGTGTGTGAGAGAGCGCTCGAATGCACTGGTGGCCCAGGCATTCACCCAAGAGAGCACAACGAAGGACAGAGGCGTGCCCATCGGACTCCCTCTGAAGAACGCTGTCCCCTGCACGGGAGCAGGGAACCGCCAAGTCGCGTTCTTCTCCAGCCCAAGGCTCCGTCGCGCCATCGCTACATCTTCTTTTCTTATGTAGCCGCGCGACGCAAGCCCTTCGATGACTACCCCGACAGCAAGGTGAGACAGACCATCCGTTGCCTTCGAAAGGTCCAACGAGTGGAATGTTCTCCCCTTGCGGTAGTGCAGACCGTGCGGAATCGCATTGGAGCCGGGCTCGATACGCCAGTGGTTGGGAGCCAACCAGCGCAGCGAGTCCCGGACCCAACTGCCTTCTACAAAGGTGAGAGCGTCAGGTACACCGACGACTCTAACTTTGTAGCCGGCAGTCCGGAGTGCGGCTGCTTTCATGCCAAAAGGTTTCCCTTGAGACCTGAGGTACAGCAGCCCCGCACACCGATACGATTGCCGCAAGTCTACACTAACACCTTGGCATGGGCGGAGGACGACACGAGCTTGTGCCAGGCAGAAGCCGCCCAGCGAGTCGCCCGCCCATTTATGGAACTCAGCTTGAGTAGCCCCGCGCTGCTCAAGTTCGTGACCAAGGTGTTCGAGGTAGCCATCGATCCCGCCTCGAGCAGCGGACCACTCGAGGCAGGAGGAGCTGGAAGAGGGGAGCCATCTTGGATGTCTCAGCGGTCCTCGACGTCGGCCATGCTGGCTGCATGCGACGTAGGAGCGGAGAGAATCCAAGATGGCGTCCGATGTGGGAAACGGTGCGCTCGCGATCTCGTGCGCCTTTTGGAGTGCCGTTACCTCATCCCTCTTGGGGGGGAGAGGCAAGCCTCTGGAAAGACGCGAGAAAGCGAAGCCGTCCTCGGGGCTGCGGACTGCCAGCTGGCACAATGCACTTACAAC